CATTAGTTTCCTTACTAATGCACTCCCTGCCTTTGGGTTAGCCTGCGACAGAGGGCTCGCCAAAAGGTGTCTTGAGCATATTCCCGGTTTCGCGAGAAACCGAGGACGACAAATCCCGAAATTCCTCTCGGGTATTGTCTCAAGAGTGTTTGATGAATCTACCGGTCATCTTAAGCAAGACTATGACATGTCGTGCATTAAAAGTGTACGGCAGATCCTCTACTTGTTTAAGAAATTTGGTCTATCGGAGGAAAGCACCGATGCCTTAGACATAAAGGCAAAGACCAAATTCTTCAGTACTGACGACGAGCTAGTCGGAATTAAATTCGACGACACTCGAAGTCATTTTCTGAAGATGTGCTGTCAGACTATACTTCCAAATCTTGAACTCGATTCGGAATACGGTCTTAAGCACGGGCCGGGGGCGGTTGCTGAGGGACATCTCTCAAACTCCAAGTGGAGAGCCATATGGGATAGTCTGTGTTCTACAGACGACCTTTCTGGCCTAGGGATTGATCTGTTTGGGCTAAGTTCGCCCGAGCGATTCAACTCCGAAATGAGAGATGCACAACCGTCTGTCCCGAGAGGGAGGGCTAAGCTTATCTCTGTGGCGAAGAATTCGACTTCACGTCGAACTATCACCATAGAACCTGTTGTGCTCCAATTTGCTCAACAGGGCCTGAATGATGGATTGCGTCGAGAAATCGAGCAATGCCAAATTCTTAGGCAAGTCTTAGTCCTCAGCCACCAGCTGCCAAATCAATATTTGGCAGAAGTTGGCTCCCTTACCGGTGAATGGGCAACCTTGGATCTGAGCAGCGCGAGTGATCGACTCTCTTGCGAGGTCGTAAAACTCGTGTTTCACAGACACGAAGCTTTTTTGGAGAAGCTTTTTAGGTTCCGCTCCGTAGAGGTTAGCGCCGACAAAAAACCGGCGCGAAGTCTCACGAAGTTCGCAGGTATGGGTAATGCAACAACGTTTCCTGTGCAGAGTGTTGTATTCGCGATGATTTCCATTGCGAGTATCTTACACAAGCTCGGCAAACGGCCGACGCATAGGAACGTCTTGCACGCCTCTCGGATGGTGCAAGTCTATGGGGATGATATCATCATTCCCACGCACCATCATAGTCAGGTAGAGGAATGGCTCGAGCACTTCGGGATGCGCGTCAACCGTCACAAAAGCTTTACGGAAGGAAACTTCCGGGAGTCATGTGGCCTAGATGCGTTCAACGGAATTGAGATAACCCCGTTGTACCTGAAGTTCGACCCATACGATTCGGGCCTCGGTTCCGACTTTATCGCAAGAACAGTAGATTTCTCTAACCATGCATGGTCAGAGGGGTACTACTCTCTCTCGAAGGTTATCGTCGAATCATTGAGTGGGCGAGTCAAAAGCTTGCCCCTCATACATGAGTATGACGGCCTTGTCGGACTAACCAACCGCTGGAATGCAAGGACCTATAACCATTGGTCCAAGCGTTACCAGCGCCCCGCTGTCCGCGGGCTTGCAGTAGGATCTCGGAAAACCTCCGATCCTATTGACGGTTGGCCTGCCCTTCTTAAGTTCTTTTTGACTCCTTTACTTGGGAGACCAAAAGATCACTTAAAGAAGGTATCGAGGAAATACGACGTGAAACTCCAAGAGCGGATCAGCTAACGCTGATTACCGATTCTTGTTTCTCTTTATTCCAGTGCGAACTGGACGAAGAGGAATACCTCGTCGTACACCGAAGGTTGCCT